TCTTTTCCACAATGTTGTTAAGAACTGAGTGTAATATGTGGAATAAATGTTAGTTTAGGTAGTGATCTTAGCGAGCAGATTATAACACGAACGCCCGTAAATTACAAGACCCTCGTTAACATTTTGTAACCCCTAGTCTTTTGTGAGTTTATGTTAAGAATTCCCTATAAATAACACCACTATTATTGACAGTTTTCCACAGACAGTTTATAATAGATAGTAACACCCAAACTCCTCCAATCTGTCATGTCTTATTATCAATTAGCAGACACACAGAAAGCTTATACAATTACACTAAATCTGTCAGTTGATGATGACTTTATTCCAGAGAATATTAACTGGTCTAAGTTATTACAATTAAATGATTATGAGCAGGTTGAAAGTGTTATCGAAGAGGGGTAAATTAGCAGTCTATTTGTAACACTTATTGCCCACACAGTTATTGACATTTACTGTGAGGTATGTTAGCCTATAAGAGTAACAATTAACGAGAGAACAGTTTGTAACACTCACGCATGGCTAATATGCCAGTCGATAGCTTATGCGTATGGGCAGTGATTTATGCCCTTATGTTATATTGGGGGCGGCGGGCGTGTTCAAAAAAAGCAAACTACCCTAACCTACAGAGGTGACAATTCGCTTTAGCTATATCGATATATAAAAAAATTCCCGTGGCCAAAAAACGCCTTATTACTTCTTTCATATATAAAAAAATTTACGAGGGCCAATGCAAGACGTAGACGACACAACATACCATATCTACTTAAAAGAGAGATGTATATATTGTAATCTACCTCAAGATGATTTTGAAGAGAAGTGGCAGATGTTAAATGTAATGATTGACCTTATTAGTAAAGACTATACAGAAGAAGATTTATCATATATTAAACTGGCACCTAAGATTGGTGTTGGAGGGCCAGGGAAGGTTATAGAGGAACATAGTTATTAATGTATCAGAGATATAGTTATGAAGATGCAGAGATATTCAATCCGAAGTTATATAATGCACTACCTATAGGAGATAAACCTGTAGTAGGAGGAGGTCGTAAGAGTGGTATTGATATTCATAAGCAAGGAATAGAAGAGGTTGATACAATACTTAAATGGATTGGTAGTTTAGTTCCGTTAGTAGCACATAAGTATTCAAATCCAAGTAATGATAGGTTTGAGTATACTGATTACTTACCACCGTCTGATCATGGTGGAGGAAAGTATAATTTTAATATTGAAGGATTTAATCTAGCACAGTGTTGGAGTGTATTGTATAATAAAGGTGATGGTGTAGAGAAGCATAATCATTTTCCTTATGCACTATCTTTTTGTTATTATGTAAATGTGCCAAATGGTTCTTCTCCTTTAATACTAGAAAATAATATAATACATCCTAAAGAAGGTGAAGTAATATTCTTTCTTGGTTCAGCATATCACAGTGTTCCTTCTTGTGATGTAGATGGTAGATGTGCAATAGTTGGAAATATAAGGTATCTTGACATATACATATAATTGACTTATAATTAAAATGAAGCGAGCTACACAGTATGGCTAAAGGATTTAAAGTAAAAACAGTTGCACCAAAAACCAAAGCTCCTGAATGGGATATTGATGCAATTAGAGAAAGAATGAAGGGAAAGAAAATCGTCTTCTGTTTACCAGGTAGAGGATGTTCTTATATCTTCCTAAAGAATTTTGTTCAACTATGCTTTGACATGGTTCAGAACGGAATGAGTATTCAGATCAGTCAAGATTACTCATCAATGGTAAACTTTGCACGTTGTAAGGTTCTCGGTGCAAATGTATTACGTGGCCCAAAACAAATACCTTGGGATGGTAAACTAGAGTATGACTATCAGTTGTGGATTGACTCTGACATTGTATTTGATACAAATAAGTTCTGGCAACTTGCCGATCTAGCACTTGATAGTGAAGGTAATGAAAAGGGAATTGTTGCTGGTTGGTATGCTACTGAAGATGGTCAGACTACTTCTATTGCTCACTGGTTGGAAGAGGATGACTTCCGTAAGAACGGTGGTGTGATGAATCACGAAACCGTTGAGACAATGGGTAAGCGTAAGAAACCTTTCACATGTGACTATACAGGTTTCGGTTGGGTATTAATTCAGAATGGTGTATTTGAGAAACTTGAGTATCCTTGGTTTGCTCCTAAGATGCAAGTCTTTGAATCGGGTGATGTTCAAGATATGTGTGGAGAAGACGTATCATTCTGCTTAGATGCACAGGATGCGGGTTATGAGATCTGGGCGGACCCTCGAATTCGTGTAGGCCACGAAAAAACTCGTGTTATTTAAAATTAACAAACAACTGAAAACCAAAGAGTTATGGGATCTTGCTTCTGAGATCCTCACCGAACTTTCTCGAAGGGATAATGTCTCTTATCGGATTAAAGCAACACCCGAATCAGTTGAAAACAAATTGAAATCCTTACAATGATTATGGCAATAGCAGCGTGGCTCGGTTTGGGTGTCGTAATAGGCATCCTCTTAGCCGTTTACATCTTAAATCTTTATAACCCACATTAAATTATGGCAAAGGTAAAAACAGGTCTATTGGGTGGCACTTATGTTGAGTCGATACCCAAAAAATCTCGACAAGGGAATGGAAAGCACAGTAAAATGTCAGCGACTTCTCGTAACAAAGCACGAAAGAGATACAGAGGTCAAGGAAAATAACATATTTGGTGTCTAAATAAGAACAAATGTTCTTTTAGGCACTTTTTTAATGCAAAGGAGGTAAACTATGGAATCAAAAATGCTTCGAGAGATTGCAAATGATAAATTAACTCCAAAAAAACGTGATATAGAGAGTTCTAGCGACTTTTTTGAACGTTTAGTGGATCCTTTTGATCTAGAAACGCCTAATGAGGTGGAAAGTTATGAGGTTATTGCTGAATACAAATAAACCTTAATAAATAACTTATATTGTCTATATAATTTTCAATGCCAGCTCAAAGAGTCAGCAAAGCCTTTAAAGATATTAGCATGTCATTTAAGTTTAACCCCTTAAGTGGTGACTTGATTGCTTTGAAGAATGAGAATGCCATTGCAAGAGCAGTACGTAATATTATACTGACAACTCCTGGTGAAAAATTCTTTGATCCTGATTTTGGGTCTCATGTGGGTGAAATTTTATTTGAAAATATTAGTGAAATAACTGCTGCAACGATTCAAGAAGAAATTGAAAACTGTTTGCAAAATTATGAACCAAGAGTAGAAATTATTGAGGTTAATGTTAACCCAAATTATAATTCTAATAATTTTGACGTAATTATTAGCTATAGAATTGTTGGAATTGACGTTCCACCCTCTCAAGTCGAATTTGCCTTGCTTCCGTCACGATAAATGTCACTTTTAAACTTTACTAGTCTGGATTTTGACCAGATTAAGGATAATCTTAAACAATATTTGCAATCCAATTCGAATTTTACGGATTATGACTTCGAAGGATCTAATCTGTCAGCAATTTTAGATGTTTTAGCATATAATACTTACATAACTTCATATAATGCCAATATGATCTCAAATGAGGTCTTTATTGACAGTGCAACCCTTAGAGAAAACGTTGTTGCACTCGCAAGAAACATCGGATATGTTCCAAGATCAAGAAAAGCATCAAGATTATCACTAAAATTCTCTGTAGAACCTGGAGTTACCCCTCCACCAACGTCAATTACCCTAAAAAAGGGTCCAGTCGTTAGTACAAACTCATTTGGAGGTCAATCTTTTACTTTTGGCATCACAAAAGACGTTTCTAAGTCTGTAATTGATGGAGTTGCTTATTTTTATGATGTAGATGTCTATCAAGGCACTGTTGTTGACCAATCTTTCACTTATTCTACTGATAATATCAATCAAAGGTTTATTTTATCCAATGCTGGCGTTGATTTAAGCACTTTAACAGTAAATGTCAAGCCAAGTGTCACTTCTTCACTACTTTCCAATTATACAAGGCAAGATAGTCTCTTTGATGCTGACTCTGGAACTGCAATTACTGGAAAATCACTGATTTATTACATTCAAGAGATAGAAGATGAGCAATATGAGATCATTTTTGGTGATGGAATCTTCGGAAAAGCACTTGAAAATGGAAATGTTGTTGAAGTTTCATATATTATCTCTAATGGTGCTGATGCAAACGGTGTTAGTAACCTAGCTTTTAGTGGAAAATGCACATATAACCGAAATGCACAAGATTATACCATTACAAGCGGTATTTCGTTGGTTACGGCTGACAATCCATCTAGTGGTGGAGAGGCAATTGAAAGTGTAGATAGTGTTAAAAAGTATGCTCCACAGATTTATGCAACTCAAAACCGTGCTTTGACCTCAAATGACTATGAAATTTTAATTCCAAACAAGATTTATCCCGAAACGGAGTCAATTTCTGTTTATGGAGGGGAAGACTTGGTTCCTCCACAGTATGGAAAGGTGTTTATTAGCATAAAACCACGAACTGGTGACTTTGTTCCGAATGCAATTAAAGAAAATATCAAAAGAGACCTTAGAAAATACGCTGTTGCAGGTATTGTTCCCGAAATTCTTGACTTAAAATACCTATTTTTGGAAACTGATAGCAATATTTACTATAATACTAGTAAGGCTCCTAATGCATTATTCGTTTCTACTGTTGTAACGAGCAATATTAACAAACTAGCTAATTCTGCGGAGTTAAATAAGTATGGTGCAAGGTTTAAATACAGTAAATTCTTGAAAGTTATTGATCAAAGTCACGAATCTATCACTTCTAATATTACTACAATACAGATGAGACGGGATTTGAGACTTGCAACTGATATTTTTGCTGAATATGCAATCGATTTTGGTAATCAATTCCATATCTCTTCTATGGATGGGTATAATATTAGGTCTAGTGCTTTTAGAGTATTAGATATCACACCTGATGTTTATCTTTTTGATACTCCAAATACTGATAAAAAGACTGGAACTTTAGGTTTATTTTCTTTAGATGCTCCTGGATCAACAACTCCTACTGTTGAAAGACAAAATATTGGAGTTATTAACTATATTACAGGTCGTCTTACTTTAAATCCTATCAATATTACATCAGGTAAAACAAAGGATAAGCAGCAAATTATGGAAATTTCTGGAATTCCTGAGTCAAATGACGTTATTGGATTACAGGATCTTTATTTACAACTAGATACTAGTGAGATAGAGATGGTTGTCGATGAAATTGCTTCTGGAGCAGATCCATCTGGTTCTACATATACTGTTACACCAAGTTATACCGCAAGAAAGATAACAAGATAACAACATGCCAGATAAAAGAGTTCAGATTAATAAAGTTGTAACAGAGCAACTTCCTACTCATGTTAGGGATGATAATCCTTTAGTGGGTGAATTCTTAAGTCAATATTATCAAGCACAGGAATATCAAGGTGCTCCAATTGATATTATTAATAATTTAGATTCTTATATTCAATTAAACAAATCTGGAAGTCTTGTAGGTTTTACAACACTTATTACTGATATTACTGAATTTGATACTCAAATAATTGTTAATAGCACACTGGGATATCCTGATAGTTATGGTTTATTGCAATTAGATGATGAGATTGTTACATATACTGGTTTAGGAACTATATCCGATTCTGTCATATCTGGTGTAGGAAGCACTGTTCATTCCCGCACATATGGCACCTTTGAGGGGTGTATTCGTGGATTTAGTGGTATTACATCATTTAGAAATCCAGACGAGCCTGAAGAGTTTATATTCTCTGATTCAAAAGCAGCAACTCATAAAGTTGGAATAGGAACTTCTGGCGGCCAAGTTGAAAATTTAAGTGTTTTATTCCTAAAAGAGTTTTTAAGAAAATCCAAAAACCAATTTTTACCTGGATTTAAAAAGGAATTAAATGTATCGTTAAATGAACCACAATTCATACGACATTCAAAAGATTTTTACTCTTCAAGAGGAACTGATGAATCATTTAAGTTATTATTCAGATCTTTATTTAATGAAGATGTTTCTATTGAAAGACCTGCAGATAATGTAATTGCTCCTTCAGATGCAAATTATAAAAAGACTCGTGATATTATTATAGAACCAATCCAAGGTGATCCTATGGATTTGGAGAACAAAACTCTCTTCCAGGATGAGTTTGAGAATATAGGTAAAGCATATGCTCCTATATCGATGGTAGAAAGGATCAGAGTAGGTCTTTTAACCGATACCTACTACAAGGTAAGTGTTGATGATTCGTTCGGTACAGGCGGTTCTAGCTCGCTATTATATGGTGATTTTAGAGTTCATGCAAACACAAGAGCTGTTGGTGAAGTTACCGTTGAAACAGTCGGAACGGCACAAACTTATATTGATGTTGATTCTACAATTGGTTTCCCAGATAAGGGATCTCTTACTTTTCAGTATAAGAATGGAACTGTTGGAGTAGCAACATATACCTCAACCACCACAACTCAATTTATTGGTGTCGTTGGAATTACAACAACAATTAAAGATGCTGCATTAATTAAGCAAAATACATATGCATATGCTTTAGGAAAAGCAGATTCTACTGCTGTGGGTCTTACTACAGATGGTATAAGGGTTAGAATTACAGGTGTATTAAATGATGTAGAGCTTCCAGATACGTTCTATCAGAAAAAAGGTGGAAAAATTAAACTAAAGTCATTAGGAAAAATTGCACATGTTGATGACTTTAAATCAAAAAATTGGATTTCTAATATATCAACAAGATATGATATTGACACAATTACTGTACAGGATGCTTCAAACAATACTTATGAAGTAACTTTAGAAGATTATCATAGAATTAGATTTGGTGATTTAGTAACAATACAAACAAATAATACAACATTAGATGGAACATATTCAGTAACTGATGTTATTAGCAATAAGATATTAAGAATAAGAGGTGCTGCTATAAGTAGTCTTTCTGCTTGTGTTAGTATAAAGAATATTCTTACTAAGCCAAATTGTGACGGTACTGGTGTTGATGATAATCATCAATATTTGAATAATTTTAGTGCAAATGTTCAAAACATTTATATGAGAGAAGTTGGATATGCTCATACATTATCCAAATTAAAGAATTTAGTTGCATGTAACTCATTACCATCATCAGATAGTGCTAAGTTAAATCCAAGTACTCAGAAAATAAGTCTTTCTGGAACTTATAATGGTGGTGATATTATCATTGGAATAACAACAGGAACTAATGATCATAATTTCTTTAGTGGTGATGCGATTTACTATACACCACAACTAGCAGCAAATGGAACTGTAATGAGTTTCCTTTTCGGTGAAGGTTTATATTTTGTTGAAAGAATTAACCATAATGATATTAAATTAGCAAAATCTTTGTCTAACTTATATGATGGAAATTATCAAAAGATATCTGAATCTACTGTTCAAACAACTATAACAAATAACACATTTGAAAAGTATGATTTTCATAATAAGATAATTCAACCACAAAAACTCTTTAGAGAGTTTGATATGCCAGTTTATGATGGAAAAAGATACCCAACAAAAATTGGTTATAATGGTCTTTTAATTAATGGAACTGAAGTTTTAAGTTATAAATCAAAAGATTTGGTTTATTATGGAGATATTAAATCAATTGATTGTGTTGGTGGTGGTAGATATTATGACGTTATTAATCCACCAGAATTAGCAATTAATGATGGTATTGGAGTTGGTGCGACTGGTTTTGTTGCAACAAGAGGAAAATTCCAAGAAATTAGAGTTTTAGAACCTGGATTTGATTATGTTGAAACTCCTACTGTAAGTATCAGTGGTGGTAATGGAGAAGGAGCTAAAGCAGAATGTAAATTGGTAACAGTTCCTCATTCTGTTGTTTTCAATGCTGGTTCTGGTTCTGGTGTTATTGCAATTAGCACATATGGTGATGGTAGAAGTGCTATTAGTACAAGTGTAGTTGGATCTGGTGTTACAGGAGAATGGAACGTAGGATTCTTAACTTATCATAAATTCCGTAATTATGAGAGAGTTAGATATGATACTCAGGGTGGAATAGCATTAGCAGGTTTAGATACTGGTGCAACTTATTATGCAGTTACACAAAACCCAGGAACTGGTTGGTCTGGTGTTGCTACTGATAAAGGTAGTCCTTGGGTAGAAAATAAAACTATAAGATTACATAGAAATTTAAATGAAGCAGTTGCTGGTGTTGGAACAATAAATTTCACTGATTTTGGAACAGGAAACCATTTAATGCATTCATTAAACGGAAAGGCACAAGTGGGTGCTATTAATCTGTTGGAGACTGGTGATGGATATGAAAATAAGCATAAAACTTGTAATCCAGTTGGTATTAACACTGCACTTGATAGAATTACAATTCTAAATCATGATTATAAAGATGGGGAAATTGTTATTTACACTAAGGATCCTGATGGAACATCTGTTGAAGGTCTTACTAGTGGTAATCAATATTATATTAATGTAATAGATGATAATACGTTTAAGTTAGCTGGAGTCGGTATTGGAACAACTGTAAAGGATTTTTATTATAAGACTAAACAGTATGAGAACTTTAGATCGATTGGTGTAGCAACTCATAATTTCAATTATCCATCAATTGAAGTAAAAGTTGAAGGTATTGTTGGTATTGATTCTATTGAAGGAAATACTTTTGAATGTATTCCTCAGCCTCTTGTTCGAGGTGAAGTTACATCTATCAATTTAACTGCTGGTGGTGTTGGATACGGTGCTTCAGAAATTTTAAACTTTAATAGACAACCACAAGTTGATCTGTATAGTGGAAGAAGTTGTGAATTGCTTGCAGTTGTTGCAGATGGTAAGATAATTGACGTTGCTATTAACAATAGAGGAGTATCCTATAATACACCCCCTGCAATTTCTGTTGCAGGTGTTGGAACTGGTGCATTATTAGTTCCTGAAATTGTTGGTGGTCAAGTTGTATCTGTTAAAATTATTAGGGGTGGTGTTGGATATGGTGCTTCAACAACTGCACTTACTGTAGAAGCAGCTGGTGAATTTGCAAACTTCCTTGTTAATATGACCACATGGCAAGTTAATGAGGTTCAAAAGAATTATTCAAATATAGATGGTTCTGATACTTTCATTGATAAACCAACCCAAATTAGTAGAGGGTTACAAATTTCTCATGCATACTGCCCTAGAACATTAAGAAAAATTGTTTACCAAAATGATTCAGAAGGTAATTCAATATATGGTGCTAGAGATCTCACACTTCTTAATGGTTTAACAGAAGAAGATAAAACAAGACATTCACCTATTATTGGATGGGCATATGATGGATTACCAATTTATGGGCCTTATGCTTATGAAAAGAGTACTGGTGGTAATATAACTCAAATAAGATCTGGATATTCTATTGATTATAAAACAAATAGACCTCCTTTAGGTGTTTTTCCATCAGAATTCTTCTTAGAAGATTTTACTTGGAATAGTAATACTGATGAAAAATATCTTGATGAAAATAATGGAAGATATGGTATTACACCAGAATTCCCTAATGGAACATATGCTTATTTTGCAACTTTTGATACATCTTTAACTAATGGAAATTTAGCACATGGTGCTGCTGATCCATTCCAAAATTATAAGAAACCTGCATTCCCATATCTAATTGGTGATAATTATTGGGCTCAACCAAACCATTTTAATACATTATCCAAAAGTAATCAAGATTTAATTGATTTAAATGATACTCTTTGGGTTAGAAATACTGAACCTTATGAATTACTTCAAGATAGTAGTTATTATGATTATCTAAAACAATCTTATAAGTATATAACTCAAGAAGGTACTGTTGTATATGCTAAAGAGGGAAATGTAGAAAAGGTTGGTGTTGTTACTGGTGGATCTAATTATGGAACTGGTGATCAACTTGTTTTTGAAGAAAAAGTAGCTGATAATTTCCAAGCAGTAGCAAAAGTTTCTAAAGTCGATGGGCCAGGAATTGGAACCATTTCAGTAACAAATACTAAAGTTACTGGAGTTGAATTCTATCCAGGTCAAGCACGTAAGACATTTATTGGTATTGCTACTGATCCATTAGATTTCCAAAATATTGATGAAGTTTATGTTTCTGGATTAACAACTACTGCAACTACTATTGCTCAAAAAGGTTATACTATTGGAATTAGTTCACAGAAACTACTTGTATCTCAAGCAATTGGATCAACTGCTATTACTGGATTTGTCACTTATGTCTTTGTTCAGGGAACATTACCTGAACCTTATCAAGCTCTTAATGGAATAGGAATAAGAGAAAATGATATTTTAAGAATTGGTGCTGGAACCACTGATGTAGCTGCTGATGTTGGTTATGGTGAACAAGTTAAAGTTTTAAATGTAGATCCTGCTTCTAGTAGAATAAGAATTTTAAGAGCACAAAATGGTACTGTTGGTGTTGCACATACTATTAAGACTCCTATAGAAGAGAGACCTAGAAAGTTTACAATTAGTTCTGGATTTGATACATCATTTAATGGTGCGGTAGATCATGAATATTATTTCTATCCTTTAGAGGCTGTTGGTGTTGGAACTACTGCTGGTGTTGGTATTGGAACAACTATTAGTTTTGAAAATCCAGGTGCTGGTATATCAAGAATCTTTATTCCTGCTAGATCCATTTATTTACCTGGTCATAAATTAAAAACTGGTGATTCTGTTCTTTACAATAGAAACGGTGGTGAATCTATATCAATATCGACTAACCGAGCCAATGCTGCGTTTACTGCACCAGTAGTAGACTTGGCTGAAGGTGTACCTTTATTTGTTGCTAAGATAAGTGATGATTTAATTGGATTATCAACAGTTAGGATTGGTATAGCTTCTGTTACTCCTACAGATGCTACCAGAACTCCTGAAGATGTCTTTGTAGGAGTTGGAGCAACTAATGTAACTCAAGGTTTAGTGTATTTTATTAATCCAGGAACTGGTAAGCGTCATAGTTTAAGGAAAAATTATGCTGATACTGTAAAAGGAACTATTGAAAAGAATTTAGTAACAGTTTCAACATCTAGTACACATGGATTAAAACATAATGATCTTGTAGAACTTACTATTGATGCTGGTATTACTACTACAGTTCCAATTAAGTATAATAAAGCAAATAGAAAACTTATTGCTAGAACATTAGACTTTACTGCAGCTGGTATTACAACAACTTCATCATTAACAGGCCAACCAGATTCCATTGAAATTGTTAATCATGAACTAAAAACTGGTCAAAGAGTTGTTCATACATCATCTTCTCCTGCCACTGGATTGATAAATGATGAGGAGTATTTTGTATATGTTATTACTAAGGATTTAATCAAACTTTGTGGTAGTCGTTTCCAAACCAAACAAAAGAGACCAAAGTTTGTAGGTATTACTAATGCTTATGCTGATGCTACTGCTAGAAATGGAGTTTTAAATCTTGTTAATCCTGCATTAGAATTTTATAAAAATGGAACTATCACTTTTGATGTATCAGATTCTTCTTTATCGTATACAAAAATTACTGATACCTTACCTGCATTTGATTTTGAACTTTATACTGATTCTAATTTTATTCATGAATATACATCTAATGAATTAAAAACTACTTTTAATGTTACTAGAAGTGGTACTGTAGGTGTTGATGGTAAAGTTGTAGTAACATATAATGAAAATACACCTAAAATTCTTTATTATAATATAGTTCCTACTACTTCAGATGATAATCCAGATGTAAATAAAGAACTTGTTTTGGATAAAGGTATTGAAGGAAATAATTCAGTTTCAATTAGAGGAAGTCGTTATGCTGGTAGACATAAGATTCTTGCTAATTCTAAAAATACTTTCACATATAATCTTGACAGATATCCAGAAGAACCTAGTTATGAAAGTTCTACAGATACTTTATTAAAGTATAAAACAACATCTAAGAGTGCTTATGGCCCTATTGCAGATGTTGCTATTGCAGATAAAGGAAGGGGTTATACAAGATTACCTGGTATTTCAACTGTAAGCACAAAAACAGGTAGTGGTGCAATTTTGGAAGCTTCCAGTACTTCAATAGGAAAAATTGAAAAGGCGACTATTGAAAATATTGGTTTTGATTATCCTTCAGATTTTACATTAAGACCTCAATCAAAACTTCCACAAGTTATTAAGATTGATGCACTTTCTGGTCTTAAATCTATTGGTATTACTTCTTATGGTAGAGGGTATAATCAACCACCAGCATTAGTTGTTCTTGATGGTGTTACTAGAGAGAAAGATGAAGATGTTGATTTGAGATATAATCTTGAAACACCAGATGAACCAGGTTATGTTGATATTATTGAAAATACTTATGGTTTATCTAATGTAACTCCATTTGTTGTTCCTGTTGCAAATCCAAACGGAATTAGGGTTACTAATCTTGTTTATGATTCTTCAACTGATACTGTTGCAGCAACAATGAAAGTTGCATATAGTCTTACAGAAGAATTTCCATTAGAAAAGGGTGATTTTGTTTTTGTAGAAAATGCTAGTGTTGGTGTTGGGTCTACTGGTAAAGGATATGACTCTCAATATTATCAATATCGCACTTTTGAAGTAACAGAAGAACCTCATCAGAATTTGGGTAACGTTGGTATTGTGACCTACAGTATGAACGGTCTTGTTCCATCTGGTGAAATTCCAGGTAATTTTAATACTGCTCAATCTTCTGCAATATTAGTTCGAGAAAGAGATTTCCCACAATTTGCTCCTGTTCTAGTTGCTAACGAGTTTAATGCAAATGAAACTCTTAGATCAGAGACGAGTGTTGGCCCTGTTCAGGGTGTTGCTTTTGAATATGATCCTGCAAGTAAATGGTTGACTGTAGAGGCAGCAAGTGATTTTGAAGTTGGTAAATTGATCGAATCTCTAGAAACTGGTGCAAAAGGAAATGTTTCTGAAATAGTTCTTACATTTGATACTAATTTCCTACTTAATTACTATTCTGTCGTTGATAATGGTTGGGAATATAATACAGGTTTCTTAAGTGATAGTTTACAAGTGGTTCATGATAATGAATATTATCATAATTTCTCATATGCAATTAAATCTAGAGTTTTCTTTGAAAAATGGAAAGATATTGTTAATACTTTAACTCATACTTCAGGATTTAGAAAATTTAGTAATCTTCAGGTTGAATCAACTCTTCCAGTTGAAAATAAGAATGCAATGGTTGTTGGTACAGCAGGAACTGTTAGTGGAATTATTAATATTCAAGCTATTGAAAGTTTGCATGAAGTTAAGAATTTTGATGTTGTAACAGAGAATTTAAAAGATAGATCTCCTGCTGCTGGTAATTTCTCTGATGAAATTACATTCAAAAATAGGATTCTAATCGACTATGCAGAATCAATTGGAAATAGAGCAATTCCTATTGATAATATTTCACATCTATTCAACAGTAATCCAAGACCAAATCCTTGGTCAGAAGTTGGAAGATATGATATTTCCGAAAACAAAGAAAATAGATTTATTGTATATGTAAAAGATAGTCTATTTACTGGTGAAAGACAAATAATGATGGTTAATTCATTATTTGATCCAATTAGTGGTCAATCAATGATCAACCAGTATGGTTCTGTTGATACAGTTATGGATCTTGGTCAGATGGATAGTGTTGTTGATGGCACAGAAGCAGTTCTTCAATTCCACCCAACCAAGAGTGAGTATAATAATTACAACGTAGTAACTCTTTCAATGAATTTGGATGAGACTGGTGTTACTACCTCATTAACTGCTCTTGGTAGCACAACTATTGGATCATCATCTAATCCACAGAGAGCACTAGTTAGTATTGGTGCTTCTAATGTATTAGCGGGAACAGCACATAGTGCTATTAGTGGAGTTCCTGCAGAAGTTAAAATTCTAACAGTAGGAACTGCATCTACTACTGGTGTTGCATTAACATCTGGATCTAGGAATTATACAAGTGCTGATGCTTCTAAGTATCAATTATTTAATCCAAGATCTGCTAAAATTATTGTTTCTGTTGCTACAAGTGAGGGAACTGTTGAATATAATGAATTAAGTTTAGTTATGCATCAAAATGTTGGTGTTGGATCAACAGTTGCATGGGAAACATATGGTCAATTATCAATTCATAATAGAAGTGATAGTTTTAATGCAGAACCATTAGGAACATTTAGACCTTACATTGTTGGTGTTGGAACTACTGCTGCAGTAGAGATTGGATATACACCTAAGGCTGGTATTACTACTGCATGGATTAATTCTATAACGATAGGTATATCTTCAGAATCAGCTACTGGAGTTGGTACAATATCTCTAAGAAATGCTAATTTATCTGCACAAGCATCTACAATTCCTGGTAGAGCTGCTCCTTATCCCGTTGGTATAGCAAGTTACACCAATGAT